GGCAGATGGGAAAGGAGAAGAAGGTATTCCTAAAGCTTAAGGAGTTCCAGAAGCCGATGGTTTGTAACGTTACAAACATGAAGCGCCTTACCAAGGTGTTCGATAGTATTGAATTGGAATCGTTCATCGGTAAACAGGTAGTGTTGGGAGTAGAGAAGGTATCGTCTCCAGAAGGAAAGGTAGATGCGCTACGTTTTTCTACTCGTCCTGCGAAACAATCTGCAGCACCTGTTGCACAATTAAAAACAATGGACGATACTGGACTACAGAAGGCGATCAAGATGGTATCACAGGGTGCCGTTACGATCGATGCACTGAAGGCAGCGTACAGTATTACACCAGAACAACTAAAACAACTACAAGATGCTACTCCAAACGCATAACATAGCTCCGTTATTCAGTGGGACAGATGGTCTTACTGAGGCGCAGAAGAAGAGAAAGGGTGAGCTGTCTGACAGGCATGCGTCGTTCCTTGTTTCTACCGATCCAAAGGAGAAGAAGAAGCTTGAGTTAACTGACAACATGAAGGCAGAGCTTGACAACCTTCTTACCATTGATGAAAACTTTAATGCTGGTATCATCGAGCTACCAGCTGGAGCGAAGACATACCTCAACAAGTGTGTAAAGAAGTTAATCTATAACTACAAGAGACCTCCTTTCCGTGGCAATAGGGCTACGGAAAAGGGGAACGAGGTTGAGCAATCAGCGATCGAGTTTATGAACGTTCAGCTACTCAAGGCGTGGGTTAAGTCGGAAGAAGAGCTGACGTATGGAGATCTGGTGAAGGGACATCCAGACATCGTTGATTACGATGATTGTGAAGTAATAGATATCAAGTGTCCAGAGACCAAGGATAGTTTCCCAGAGACGGTAGAAGACGCCGAGAATTCTGATTACACATGGCAGGTACGTATGTATATTCTGATGAAGGGATGGACCAAAGGAAAGATCATCCACGTCCTAATGTCTACACCAGAAGAGATGGTGTGGGAAGGTGAGTCGGATGATCTACACTATGTGGACGACCTTGATCCACGACTAAGATACACGATCGTTGAGGTTTCATTGGAAGACGATGTCAAGGCCCATATGGAGCGTAGGCTTAAGGCAGCTGGTAAGTATGCTCTGGATAGGATTGAGATGCTGAAGGGTAAGAATTGTGGATAACGTATCGGTGCTATACGATGTGGCGGGGTTTCAGCAGAAAGCCCAATACGAAGCACCAAAGTTTGAATTAGTAAAAATGTTTAATCGAAGCACGTCAGCCGCCATATTGTATAGCACTTGTTAGCGGTTCGTGCTTCATATATCAAAGTAAAATGGAATTAACAACAGAACAAAAACAAGAATGGGAAAAATGGCTTTCTGAACGCCCTGAAAATGTAAGGAAAGTAGCTGAACAAATTGTGCCGTGGAAAAAGTACAAAGACAAAAGAATTACCGAAGATATTGGAAACCGATATAGTCCACGTTCATACGAAGAACAAGAAGATGGAAGCGTAACCATTACCTGTGAAAAGTCAAATGATGAAATGCCATTTTTAGGTGGGTATGGTGTTTTTGGTATGTCCGCCGATAATTTAGAGGAAGCCGATTAGCATGACCGCTAACGTTAAACAGCTTGACGCATACTTCAGTTGCGCTAAGGTGTGGTTATGCTTAGGTGCGGAATATTAACAAATAAAATAAAATGGAACAAAAAAGAATTACAGATGAACCAATAACGTATCAAATCTTAGAAGATATGGGCTTTAAATATGAAGGAGAAACGCCTATAGATGAATCTCCGCAATACAGTAAAGATGACTTATTCTTAATAGAGTGCTACGAAAGTAGAACGAATTCTTTTTTGTGGATTGATGACAAGACAAACAGACAATTCAGAACAATAGAAGATTTATTAAAGAATGAAGAATCAAGCACTTGAGCATAACAGTCGCATAAGCGATCGCTTTAGTGTCGCTTATGCTTTGTTATAAGAAGTAAAAATTTATTAATATAATAAACACAACAAATGAGATTAAAAGGAAACAAAAAAGGAATCAGTCTTACAGTGACTAAGATTGCAAAGTACAGAAGAAGAGAGCAAGTTATTGCCATGGAGGACGGCACAAAGAAATTAATCCTCCACTATGATCTACGTAAATCAATATAAATCAGTAATATGAGTAACTACAAGTTGACAGGAACTGTAAAGTTCATTGGAGACACTGTGAAGGTGTCCGAAAAGTTTTCAAAGCGCGATCTAGTCGTATCAGACGGTGATGCAATGTATCCGCAGGTAATCTCTTTCCAGGTGACGCAAGACAAGTGCGATCTATTGGACACAATTATGGAAGGACAGGAAGTCGAAGTGTCTTTCAACCTTCGTGGTCGTGAGTGGACGAGCCCACAGGGAGAGACCAAGTACTTCAATACACTGGAGGCATGGCGAATTGATACCGTTGGATCAGCGCCAGCGCCAGCCCCTACCATCGACCTTAGCGCACCAGATCCGCTAGGAGATTCAGAGGAAGAGGATCTTCCGTTTTAGTCAAATTAAATTAACCAACCCTCACCAACACGGTGGGGGTTATTTTTCCTAATGCCCATGATAACATATTTCAAGTCAGTAATAGATACATCTCAAGCATACCACAGGGAAGTATCTTCTGCCATTACTCGTATCAGAGATGGCTCATCTAAGGCGTTGGTTGAAAGAATTCGTGTAGAAAGCGATAAGGATAGGAGGAACATGCTCAAGAGACAGCTTCCAGCTATATGCTTCAGCGGAAAGTTCACGGCACGTTCGGCATCTGCTTGCGTTGAGCATAGCGGTTTAATATGTCTGGACTTCGATGGATTTGAATCCGATCTGGAGATGGCTGAGTTTAGATTCGATCTGACTAGTGACCCTTACTCATATGCTGTCTTCACATCGCCATCTGGTGATGGTCTAAAGGTAATCGTGAGAATACCGAAAGATATAAAGAACCACAAGAACTATTTTCTGGCCTTACAGAAACACTACAATAGAAAGGAATTTGACGTTGCATGCAAGGATATTTCCCGTGTTTGTTACGAGAGCTATGATCCAAACATATACATAAATGAATCAAGCAAGATTTGGGAAGAGGTCCATGTCGAGACGATGGATATCAAGAACTCTACTCCTACAATTAGACTGGAGAACGAGACGGAGATCGTCAAGCGTCTACGTATATGGTGGGAAAAAGAATTCGGCATGGTGCCAGGGAGTAGAAACAATAACCTATTCGTACTTGCGAAGGCGCTCAATGAGTTTGGCGTGCCAGAGACAACTGCTAGGGACATCATGCTTTCGTATGATACAGCTGGCGACATGGAGAGGGAGATACCTACGATCGCTTGGAGTGCCTATAAGGATAAAGCTGCGCATGGCACAAAGTTCTATGAAGACACTGAGAAGATAGACGCCATCAAGCAGATGGCGAAATCTGGAACACCTACTGAGGACATCATACAGATATCGAAAGATATCGACGTTGAAGTCGTTCAGAAGATCGTTAAGGATGCAGATGAGGGTCCGTCCATATTTTGGACCAAGAACAGCAAAGGTGCAGTAAAGCATATCAACCACCTATACAAGGAGTACCTTGAAGGTCTAGGGTTTGCAAAGTACTATGTTAATGGTGGAGATATATTTGTATTCGTGAAGGTCAACAACAACGTAATCTCTGATGTTACAACAGATGAGATACGGGACACGGTGCTAAACAAGTATCTGTACAAGTTGCAAGACAAGTCTATCTTTAACTACTTTGCTGACCGCACAAAGCTATTCACTGAAGATCACCTGTCCTTCCTTCGATCGATTGAGCCAAAGGTCATGAGGGACACAAAGGACATGGCATATCTGTACTTTAGGAATTGTGTAGTTAGGATCACTGCAGGTGGGTACGAGACCATCGACTACATGGATATAGATGGCTACATATGGGAGAAGCAGAAGATAGACAGGGACTTCATCGTTGGAGATCATTCTCAGTGTGTGTACAAGCGTTTCATATCAAGGATAGGTGGTGCTGACAGCGACAAGGTTAGCTCCATAGAGAGCACGATTGGGTACCTGATGCATTCATTCAAGCCACCACACAAGTCACCAGCTGTTATATTAAATGACGAGGTGATATCAGACAACCCTAACGGTGGTAGCGGTAAGTCCCTATTCATGGATGCCATCGCAAAGATCAAGAGGACTGTTGTGATAGATGGAAAGATGTTCTCATTCTCCAAGTCGTTCCCTTATCAGAGGGTGTCAGCAGATACACAGATGCTGGTATTTGACGATGCCCAGAAGAGCTTTGACTTCGAGCGGTTGTTCTCCGTTATTACTGGAGGCATAACACTAGAGAAGAAGAACAAGGATGAGATACATATACCATTCGAACGATCACCAAAGATTGTAATTACAACCAACTATGGTGTCCGTGGGTCTGGAGGATCGTTTGACAGACGTAAGCACGAGCTGGAGTGGACCGCTCATTACAACAAGGACTTTACACCTTACGATGAGTTTGGACACTTCTTCTTCAGCGACTGGGATAAGAACGAGTGGACAAGGTTTGATAACTACATGGTTAGCAACATTCAGCTGTACCTACAGAAGGGTCTAATGCAGACAGGATTCAAGAACATCAAGCTTCTTAACCTAGTGCAGAGTACATCGTTCGACTTTGTTGAGTGGGCTAAGGATCCGATGAACGATCTGACTAAGGCACTGACAGAACACTATGCAGCTTCTGTATACAACGGATTCGTTGAGGCTAACCCAGACTACGGTCCTAGAGGAAGGTTCCCCATACTACAGAGGAGGTTCTACAAGTGGCTCGACCTTTACGGTGAGTATATGTACAACACATCACCGAAGAGATGGAAACCTACAGAAGGTATGAAGATCTTGTGGAATGTAAAGTTACCAGAACAACTAAACATGTTTAAGGATGCTACGACAGTACCAGATAACAGCAACACAGCAGATTAGCCAAGGGTGGAGGGATCATAGACGTCAAGTCTTAGCCCTCCCCACTGGTGCTGGGAAGACCTTCACGTTTAGCTTCATGGCTAAACTTGCTGCGGAGAGGAGCAAGACAGTAATCATATTAACGCACAGGACGGAACTATTCGATCAGACCTATAAGACGTTTGAAAGGATAGGTATACATCCACTGATAATAGGTCCAGACAGTCCATCTCCAACAGTGTATGAAGGCGTATTCGTTGTGATGGTTGAGACGCTTGGCAGAAGGGAGTCGCTACTGGAGAACATACGACCAGACCTTATCATAATCGATGAGTGTCACGTAGGTAACTTCAGTAAGATCATCGACATCTATCCAGAATCCTATGTGTTGGGAGTTACAGCTACACCAGTGGGAAAGCACTTCGAGAAGTACTACACAAGTATTGTTCAACCAATAGATACTCCAGACCTTATACGTGATGGATTCCTTATGCCATACAAGGCGTATCAGATGGCTGATGACTTCTCCGATCTATCACGTGGGGTTAGTGGAGACTACTCAGAGCGATCGCAGTTCAACCACTTCAACAAGTCGAAGCTATATGATGGGCTTATAGACGAGTGGAGGCGAAGGTGCGAAGGAAAGAAGACTATAGTGTTCAACTGTAACATCGAGCATTCTAATGCGATGTCAGATCGTTTCAATGCTTGCGGAATAGAATCGTACTCCATCACATCTAAAACTCCTAAAAAGGAACGTGAGGAGATACTGGATAGGTTTCACTGCGGTGAGTTCATGGTACTTAACAATGCATCCATACTTACAGCTGGTTATGACCACCCACCTATAGAATGTGTGATACTCAACAGAGCGACAGACAGTCTTCCGTTGTTCCTTCAGATGATCGGTAGGGGGTCTAGACCAAGTGAGGGGAAGTCGTTCTTTAGTGTACTCGACTTCGGAGGCAACCACACCCGTCACGGGATGTGGTCACAGCCAAGGGAATGGTCACTCAAGCAGAAGAAACGAAACAGTCTAGGAGCAGCAGTGGTAAAGGACTGCCCTAAGTGCGAGGCGATGCTTGTGGGGTCAGCCAGTGTATGTGAGTACTGCGGATACGTATTCCCCGTGATTGTGAAAGATCTTAGGACTGGCGTTATGGTAGAGTATTTCGAGAAGGACATACCTAACAAACCGATGAAGGATTGTACCCCAGATGAGTTGGCTGTACTAGTGAAAGTCGGTAAAGTGGATAGAAGAAAAGCTACAGCGTACATGAGACGCCAGGGGATAGATAAGCTGGGTCAGTTTGGTCGTGAGCTTGGATACTCTACTGGATGGGCTTGGCAACAAATGAAATTTTTAAAGAGATGAAACACTCAGAAGATCGAATACAGCAAGAGTCTATCCTATGGTTCCGTAATACGTTCTGCCTAGCACACCACGAACCACGCTACCTTATGTACTCAATACCAAACGATGGTAAGGATATGATGGAGCAGATGCGTAAGAAGGCGACAGGTATGCTTCCAGGGGCATCGGACACGGTAATTGACTTTGGTTTTACCGTCGTCTATTGCGAGTTCAAGGACGATCGTGGAACACAGAAGGAAGCACAGAAGAAGTTCCAGCAGAGGGTTGAGGCACTTGGTCGCGAGTACTGGCTGGTTAGAGATTTAGAAACGTTTAAAAGTAAAGTATATGGAATATTGGACAGAAGAGAAGCTTAGGATAGAGAGGGCTATTGAACGTGTGACCATTGATTCGATTAATCGTCAGATACAAACAATGAATGACCTGCTGTTAAAGCACAAAGATCGGCTAGAATACTTAATGTCGATTAGTAATAATCAGACTAAAATTGATTTTGATGAAAACGACACTAATCAATACTAATGTCCGTGATCTAATCAAAGCTTTCGACCTAGACGAGCCTAAGATGCACAATATCTTAGTTGACGAATTCGAGCTTGATAATGGTAGGATAGTAATTTTATCAGCAAAAGTATTGGATGATAACTTTAATGTTAGTAGATTAGCAGACCAATCGAAGCTGATTGATTTTTTACCACAATGTAATATTGTATTCGCATGTACAAAGGAACAGAAGTAATAAGGGAGATGATCTCTCTTGGAATGAAGAAGAAAGACATTCAGAAGAGATGCAGGATAGGCGACAGAAGATTCAACGCTATATTCAAGTATCACATGAAGTACACACTTCTAAGTACTACTGGAGTAGTCTTCGGATCGAAGACCGTTCCATACCATGATTGTGAAGATATGTATGGAACTGTTCCGTCGTATAGTTATAATGAATTAAGTTTAAATGAAAAAGAGTTTTATGAGAGTAAGAATTAAAGATATGTGTGAATACGTTATTGTATCTAATGTCGATGACGTGGTGCAAGCGAGAGTATGTAAAAATGCACCTGGTGCAGAACTTTATGTCAACATTTATGATGATAAGTGGCAGTGGTTATTCTTCCCTATAACTGCATATGAACTTCATGTAGATCCAGGCGATACTGATCAGCACTACGACAACTCAAACGGTAGTCTGTATAAGTTTGCTGAAGATCACGGCCTTAATGCATATGAATTCGATATAATTAAACGGGTGGTAAGATGCCGTAAGAAAGGACAACTCAAGGAAGACCTTGAGAAAACAAAGAGAGTAATTGATTTATACCTAAAAGAATTTGAATTATGAGTAACCCAACAACATCACAGAAATACCTTGCACTGGCAACGGTACTTCCAACAATCGCAGATTTCATTGAAGATCTTAAGGACACCAACGTGTTTCGGCATTCAATGGCGCAGAAGGCTAACCTACTGCTAAACGAGATACGAAGAGCAGATAATAAGTTCTTTGAGGGACTTGAAATGGAAGAGAAGAAGTCCCTTGCGGACCAACAGCATAATGCTGGCCTAGCATTTAGACAGTGGGTAGCTAACGAGATGGTTGATGTTAATGGATAGCAGGTCGCTATACATCTCCGATATTGTCGTAAGGGCTAGGAGAAAGAGAGACATTCGAATTACAAAGCTATACAACCATCCAGTTATACTTAATGACGAGACATTCAAGATACCAGTTGACATCCTTACATGGGAGCTAAGGTCGCTCGTAAAGAAGACAATCGACAGCAAGAAGTTTCCAGAGTTTACATACGAATACGAAATTATTAACCCTAAATTTTCATCTAAGCTTTATGAATCTAGTAAATTTAAGAAAGACCCTTAAGAACCAACTTAAGTACTTCGAAAAGAAAAAAGATCAACAAAAGGTTGATAAAATCAAAGAAAGAATTGCTAACCTAAAAAATAAGTAATACATTTGCCATACTAAATCAATTAAGTATGGCAAGTGTAGTTAACTATGTCAACTCAACAATGGACGAGATCTATGAGCATTGTACAGACCTGTACGAAGCCATGATGGACCTTGATACTAATACTATCAATAATACTATCAAAGATATGAAAAAGTGCCTGAGTGACATTCAAAAAACATACCGAGATGAAGAAATCACTGATAAAAAGTAGGGCTATCGCTCTACACGAATCTGGAATTGAGAATAAGGTTGAGATCGCTAGGATGATCTGCAAAGAAGGCAACCTAGAGTACAGCGACTCTATTAGAATAATGGTTAACCGTACTATACGGAAACACATGGCTCTAGATAACGACATTATAGCAGAGTGCGAAAAGAACGGAATAGATCCGAGCGATGTTAAGCATTACTGGTACAAGGGTCAGCACTATTCTATTAATGTTAGAGGAGAGTCAGATCCTTATGCTAGTATAGACTTCGAAAAGATAATATCTGACTGTCTTGAATCATCTACGCCAATAGCAAGGATATCTAACGTGCAAGTTGGAGATGTAGTCGATAGGCTTATATGGACAGATGTTCACGTGGGGATGGACGCTAGCAGAGGTGGATTAGCATTGTATCCTTCAGAATGGAACGAAGTAGTTCTTACAGACAGAATACACGAAATGGCTGACTTTGTGCTTAAGAACAAATCTGGCGACACTCTTATTATAGATGAGCTTGGTGACTACATGGATGGATGGGATGGAGAAACGACGAGAAAAGGTCATAAGCTACCTCAGAACATGACTAATGAAGAAGCTTTTGATACTGGACTAAAAGCTAAGATACTGCTTGTAAGTTTGTTGGCTCGTGAGTATAAGTACATATGGTGTAATAACATATGTGAAGACAATCATGCTGGTTCATTCGGATATGTAGTTAACTCAGCATTCAAACAAATAGCAGAGCATAAATTTGCTAATGTAGATGTGGTTAACCATCAGAGGTTTATCAATCACTATATTGTCGGAAAGCATGCGTTTATCATAACTCACGGAAAGGATTCTAGGAATTTGAAATTTGGATTCAAGCCTATGTTAGATCCTAGAACTTCCGAAAAGATATCTCAATACATAAGACACAACAGCGACCTTAGATTTGTTGAGAATATAGAGTTTAGTAAGGGAGATTCTCATCAGTGCTTATTTGATATGTGTACATCTGATGAGTTTGAATACTTTAACTATCCAGCATTCAGTCCATCTTCTGAGTGGGCACAGACTAACTTTAAGAAGGGGCGATCTGGATTTGTAATGCAAAATATATCCAAGAACACATCTCAAAAGATAACTAAAACATATTTCTTTAATTAATAATATGAAGTGTGTAATATATATGATAAAGTCACCATCTGGCAAGATATATATAGGTCAGAGCAGGAATGTAGATAAAAGATTCAAGCAATACAAAAATCTTCAATGCAAAACTCAGACTGTATTAATTAACTCGCTAAAAAAGCATGGTGTTGATAATCATATATTTGAAATAATAGAGGAATGTGAATTTGAAGAAATGAATGTAAGAGAGAGGCACTGGCAAGATCATTATAATTCATTGGCGCCAAACGGATTAAATTCTATGTTAGCTGAATCTTATGGTAAGCCTAGGGTTGTTTCTGAATATACTTCTAAAAAACTTTCTGAAGGAAAGCTTGGTGTTAAAAATCCAATGTATGGTACAACTAAAAGTGAAGAGACAAGGCAGAAACTGTCAAACAGATTCAAAGGCAGGGTATTCACTGAAGAATGGAAAGCTAAAATATTGGAATCAAAGATTAAATCTGGCAAACATAAGCATGGAAGACCAATGACTGATGAAACAAAGCAGATGTTAAAATTAGCTCTTATTGATAAGTTTTCTGGATTTAAAAACACAAGGTCTAGAATAGTACTTGACACTGAAAATGGCATATTTTATTACAATGTCAATGATGCCTCTATATACAATAATATCAACAAAAATAATTTGAGAGCTATGCTAGTTGGATATATAAAAAACAAAACTAAATTTATATTTGCATAGAATGAAAACAAAATTAACACACTTATTCTAATGAGACTAATAGAAAAAATCTTTTACTACGGAGGAATAGTATTTTCCTTCGTAGTTATGGTAGCTATGATTAAGCTATTCAGATACAACCAGGAGACAACTGGCACATGGTTCGCCATAGCTATGGCTGTACTCGGAATTGCAACGTTTGTGCTTACTATTTATCACACTATAATAAACAAGAATCCATGGAGTGGGCGGTAGTTTCTTTTCTTATATGGATATCGGCAGCTGCAAAAGCTACGCAAGATATCTTGGCGCACAAGTTTAGTTGGTCTGTGTTTAGAAATATGAACGAAGACTGGTGGGACCCAACGTTCTCATGGAGGAACAAGTATAAGTACAATAATCCATCTATGGGATCTAAGTTCTTATTCTCTACCAACATCCTTGTATTCCTAACAGACGCATGGCACTTCTTTCAGTGGGTACATAATATAACTCTATGGACCGCACTATCTGTAATCGGATGGCATGCTTGTGAGCTACAGCTTATTGGATTCCTAATGATTGTGATTTCTGCGCGAGTGATGTATGGTGTAGTGTTCCAGTTGTTTTATAGTAATCTTTTGGATGACTAGTATGAAGGTATATGTTTTGAGTGTAGTGACAGATGATTACTATAAGTATGAAGATTGTTATGGCGTATTCTCAAGCGAAGATAAAGCTATAGAATATGCCAAATCTGAAAGGCCAGAGTTGAAGATATACTCTATTGATGAGATAACATGCAAAGACTATTCATACTGGGAAATAAACGAATGGTTATTAGATAAACCATTGGATGACTAAGTAAAAAGCCCCATCATTACGGTGGGGCTTTTCTTTTTACTTCATCTTAGATATTCTCATCATATCATCGTATGTTACCTGTCCTTCTCTCTTTTTGAAGATCTCTACATACTTACTTCCTTGCTTCTCGTTAAGATCTCCGAATGATTTAACCCATTCTATCTCCTGGATTGCTCCATCTTCTTTCTTTTTAGACTTAACGATCTCCATCATCCAAGGCTCAACCTTCCCAAACTTCTCTTTAGCAGCATCGTACTTCTCCTTCTGAGTTTCAGTCATTCCTTTCTTTTTAACGAAAGACTCAACCTTATTGGTTAACTGACCTACCTCAACTGGAGCTGCTCCAACTAAGTAAGCAGACTCTAGAGCTACCATAGTTTTCAAGATCTCTTTATCTTCCTTAGTCAAGTACATCTTAGTCTTACGTCCTTGGTAATCCTTCTCGAACTCACCAGTTCTAGCTGTCTCAAGCATTGTATAAAGATCGTAAGTCTTCTTAAGGACAATACTAGGTGTACCAAGATCGAACAAAGGAACTACCTCTTGTTTATCCTTGAATTCCCACTTATGCTCGTCGTTGTATTTGTCAGTAAATTCAGCCACCTCATCAGCTGTCATTGGCTCGTTACCATTATCGACTAGAGATTTATTTTTCTCCTTGATAGCCTCTGCTACATCCTTTCCGTCAGACAAGAATACGTCCTGGAATTTGCCAGCTAGATAGTTGAATGCTAGAAGAGTTACACCATCTGTCAATGGAACTGGTGAAACGAAGTCTTTTACTCCTTGAGAAACAACATTCTGTTTCGCGTACTTAGCTTGTTTCTTTTTTTCTTCCTCATCCTCTGGCTCCCATCCAACTAATTCTGCAGCAGCGTAAGAGAACGCCTCTCTAATGCCGTATGCTATAGCCTGGAATGTCATCATCTCCAAAGATAGACCAACAAGAGATCTGAACGCTGTAGCCTTATCTTCCTTAGTAGCCAAAGGATTCTGTAGCGCTCTAATATCAGAATACATCCTGTTCTTCTGGTTCATAACAAAGTTAGCGAACGGAAGTAATGTCTTTCTTAAGATCTTTCTTCCTGTCTGATTAGACGCCATCATCTTACCACCCATCGCCGTGTCAGAGATGTTCTGCTGACGGTCAACCATGTGTTGTGCATAGTTCGCGGCCTCTTGGTCGATCTTATGATTGCTCCAGTCGATATTGGTATCCTTGCCTCTGCGCTTTAGGTCTTGCTTGTAGTACGCCTCAAATGATGCGCGAGCAATGAATACGTCAGAGTTAGATAAGAACGTCTTAAGCCAGAACTGATTCACCGAGTCAGCTGCCTTTAGTAATGTCTGAACCTTACCATCTGGCACCTTATCTAAGTACTTGTTTGCCGACTCAACAGCAGACGACGCCTCCATCCCTCTATTCGCAATAGCCATTCCGCTATTATTCAGCCACTCGTTGTAGTCCTTATCAAATGCTACACGCATGTTAATATTACCAGCGTTAACCAGCGTGTTGATCATAACTGGTATAACCTGCTTAATAGGCTGTAAAACTCCACCCAACGCTTTAACTGTACCAAATCCAGCAAGCACATTAAGTGCCTTGTCTAGTTCCTTGAATGAGTCATAACTCATAGCCTCCTTACTTTTCGTAAGTCGGATATAGTCGTTCACTCTATTGATAAGCAGCTTGTAATCCTTCTCGTTAGGGATCATATCACTAAACGACTCAGAGTTCAAGAACGCGTCAACTTGACGAACGGATCCAGCAGTATTAATGTCGATCAGTGCCGACTTCATAGCTGATGAATTACTTACATCGAAGTCAAGATCAACGAAGCGCCCTGGTGTCTTCTGTGGTCTGTTTGACTCCATCAATACTCCAGACTTGCTCTTATCAGTAAACTCAAGGCCTACAGAGAATGCACCAGCTTTTGCAAGCATTTGGTCCTGCTCCTCTTTTGACTTGGCTCTACTACGCTCTATCTTCGAGAATCTGTCTGGTGTATAGTTCAGATCCTTCCCAAGCTGTGTATTGAACACTGACAAACTTACATCGTATAGGTCTGGATAATGCTCAGCCCATTTGCTGATCCACCAGTCTACAGCTTGTCTGTTTGTAGCGTCAACTCTCGCCTCGATATCGATGATACTAACGTTCTCTCTATCTAATCCAAGCTTGTTAAATAGCTCATCGTAGATATCAGCCTTGGCGTTATCCTCCTTGCTTCCTTTTCTTAGTTCTGTAATACTGTCACGCAGTAGCCCGATACGTCTTGCAAGCTCTGCATCCATCTCTAGATCTGTACCCATAACTGTACGCTTCAAGAACGATAGCATACCTCTCTCGTATGTGTTCTTAGCTGTGTTGAATGCTTCACCGTTAGGCTTCGACTTAGAGAACTTCTCGCCGTACTCGTTTATTATTCCAGTCATTGTCTTCGTAGCCCTTGCAATTCCGTTAGCGTACTTCGTAAGGCCCATCATCTCCATGACACGACCACCAGACTTTACACCTCCGAACATACTATCCATAAGTACAGGCAGCGATGCGAACTCATAAGACATCATTCGTCCGAACATCTTGCTGAAGTAAACCTTTAAGTCTCTAGACTTAACTCCTTCATTTGCAAGAGTATCCGCATTAAGTGTACCCTCATAAGCATTCACCGTAGCTTCTATTCCAGACGTTATACCGTTAACCATGAAGTTCTGAATAGACTCTATAGCACTGAACTGCTCCTTGATAGATAGTCTGTCTAGGTCCATATTCATTAGCTTCTTGATAAGAGCCATAGAACGATCGTCCCATTTGACCTTCTCTCCAGTAAGCGGATCTACTCCAGTCTTCATTGTCTCTCTAACAAGGGTGGACAACATATCAAATGTTCCCTTGTTATATTCCTTAACGCTTCCAGTATCTATTTTACTATTGATAGCTTTCAGTAGTGTATCGTCGATCTCTATCTCTAAGTTCTCGTTTATCTTACTTATTATCGTCTGAATATCTTTCAGTGACATATCAGAAGAGATAACACCAGCAGTAACAAGCTCGTTGTACATGTTAAGTATGTCTTGCTTCTTCTGCTCCTCTTGAGCTGCGACCATCTCCTCAGTGTACGCATTAACGTCAGCGATAACTGCAGCATTCTTATAGATCGCCTCAGTACCAGCTGACTTGCTAGGCTTCATTGCGTCATAGATCATATTAGCCATCTCAGTGTACACATCGATGTCGTCAACCATTGACGGATCTATCTCCAAGAACGCCTTACCCATAGCCTTTACTTCAGCTTGGTTGCTCTTTCCTTTTGATAATCTAGAGATAGCTCTTCGTACCTTGAACGCATCGCTCAGTCTCTGTGCGTAGTCAGCTCTTTCGAATACACGCTCAGCGTATGATAAGAATCGCTCAACAGCGATAGGGTTCTCTGTATTTAGCTTAGCAAGTCTGTCTGTAAGTGATGCAGCTTGTTTCACTGACACTCTTCCAGTCTCAACCATCGCCTTTATCTCTGTAGCGATAGCTTTCTGTGCGTCCTTAATCGACTTGGCTCCTCCACGGGCTGCACGAGCTGCACGCTTCAGTTGATCCTTAAGTGCAGTCTTCTCATCTACAGTTACTGTAGTCTTCTTTGTAGCGCTAACTTTAGCTACTGAAGGAGCAGACTTTTCTTTCAGACCAAAAAACTTTCTAAGATCACGAACAGCATCCTCTCTTTCAATATCGCTTGCGTTGGCATACCAGTCGTTCTTCTTTAAGTCAGACATGGCTGACTTTCTTGCTTGATCAACGCTGTTACCCCTGTCTATAGATATATCGTACTTTTCTTTGGCTTTAGATATAGCCTCATTTTTTGGTGCCTTTCTTTTCTTCCTAATAGACCTTGGTGATCTTTCAACGTTGATAGATCCTTGAGATGTTTCACCTTTGTAGTTAATTACTGGTCCATCAACAGATGTTACTACAGCATCTCTTCCATATACGTTAATTTTATCTCCAACGTTATACTCATCTTTCTTTCTATCCTTGAATTCTACATTTACACTCTCTGGAGTAAGTTCTATTGTAGTTTGAGCACGAAGCTCCGTATTCCTCCAAGGATATACAGTCATATCAAAACCATTCTGGTTTGCTACCTTGGTTATGAACGCAGCTCTATACCCCTCGTCAAATCCCTGACCAGGTCTAGCCTCATTGAATAATCTTCTAGCCTCTGGCTCGAAGTTCATAGGATCCTCCTTAGCGTCGTACACCTTATCCATCGGTACAAGTACCGTATGTAGCACGTTACCAGTACCAGGCTCCGACTGGTCTTTCATTGTATAGAACTGTGCCAATCCACCAACAGCTGAAAGCGATGAAGCTTCATCCTTACCAGTGATTGAGTTCTGCCCACTTCCTGGCTTTATAACGTCCCTCTTCCCTGAAGACCAGTGCTGGAATACGTAGTTTCCGTTTCCGTCTTCAGTAAGCTTCTCAGCTACAGATGGCGATAACTTTCGTTTGCTTCTGCTTTTTACATTTTTTACACCAGACCCATATGGAGCTATCTTCTGTGAAGCCATTGCTCTATGCATGTCCTTAACTTGCTCGTATACATCATCTGGCATAATATCAGCCGCATTCACAACCTTATCTGGTACTCCGACAACTTCTCCAAGTATATCATTTTCATACGTAGAATGAGACGACTTACCGCCAACAGCAGTAGGCTTAAGAACGATCATAACATCATTCATATCGAATTCATTCTCCCTATAGAAATCGTCTCTTAATGATTCAATATCTAATATAGCGTTAAGGCTTTCAAGAACTTTATAAGTCTTAGAATTAGGCTTCTGTAATGCATCAGTTATTCCTATCAAAAACTTCTTTCTGCCAGTTCCAATCGTTTTAGTTTTAGGATTATCTACAGATGCGTCATCTCTTAATGACTCCCATGAGTCATGTGCATTTAATACTTCTTGGATAGACTTGGTTGCACCAGCTTCAAGTACTTTCTTTTTAAATGATTTGAAGTCCCCAATTCTTTTTGAGTACAAATCAAATACACTCTTATTGAATAGCTTTGACTTTTGAGGTGATCCACTTATAATGAATATATAATCACTGTTCTTTATGTTTTTATCTAGCAATGACTTCTCAGCTCCAGACGCCCATATAACTCCTTTAGATCTATTCTCTGGATCAAGAGCAAATGATGGTCCAGCGTCAAGGTAATGAGTATCTCCCATAACGGCATCATCATACATACCTCTTCCTAGCTGATCAGCTACCCAGAACCAAACCTTTTGTCCTTTAGACTCTATATCTTTTACAAGTGCGTCAATGTCTATGAGATCTTCTTTCGTTACAAATGAAAGCTTGTAGTCTTCACCAATATTTACTTTTCTATTCTTCCTTTCTTTTACATCTAGTGTTGATGTTATTCCCTCACTAATCCCAACATCAGTCCCCTCACGAAGTCCTTTAGAAAGTGAGTTAATGAAGTCGATCGCATCTTGACGAGTTGACGCAGCTGTAAATGGGGCTGGTAGACCAACCTTCTTGAATAGATTGTTAATGATTGTGAAGAACTTCTGCAGGTTGTTAGGTGTAAGCATCTCGCTTTCTGTAGCTGCTAATAAGGCGCCAAGTTCTACAGCGAACTCCTCGCTCTTCTCGCCTTCGCTGTACTGGTTAGCAAAGTCCTCTACTCTTGCAAGTAGCTCCTTATTTTTAACAGACTTCTTAATACCATCTACCATCTCTCTGATTGCCTTCCCAGAAAGACCTTTCTTCATCAGTGCATAATGGAATGCCTCATGGAATACAGTAACTGCATTCGCAGTTGTTGCATCAATATGTATCTCTCCGTTAGCAAGGAATGTTCCAGATGAAACCCCGTCTACATCCTCCTCTAACGACACCTGCTCTTTGGTCTTTCCTTCAGCCTTAGCGATTGCCTCTCTATAGGCATCAGTGGTATCGTGAACAATTATCTTAACGCCTGGCAAAGCTTGAAGGGTTGTACGTACAGCCTTATACATACCTACAGCCTTTCTGTCTGACTTTCTAGATGACTCCTTGATTCTCTCAAGTGTGTTATCCATATCCATTTGCGCAGCAGGTTGCTGAGAACCAAATACATTTGGAACCCTTCCCTCATTTAGTGCCTTTGCTATCTCCTTGAACTGATCGTCTGTAAACTGCATTGGATTCATTCCAGTCCCTCCAGTCTTTACATTCTCAAAAGTTGAAAGGTCGAAAAGTGATTCCTGGTCCGCTTGTTTACCGAACTCAATAGCCTGACCTCTTGAAGACTCTGGAGCTACAACATTTAGGTCAATAGACACCTTATTACTGTTTGGGAATTTGTATATACCAACCTTTACAGTGTTCTTGTCTCCAATCTTTCCAGAGTTAGCCTCAACGAAGTCTGCTATCATCTCTGGAGTTATCTCCTCTACAGTAGTGTTTGTACTTGCCACAGGGACAATAAGCCCACCGCCCTCGTACTTGGTCCCATCAAGGTTGAATGTGGCACCGTCCTCTGACTCCATGTCAACAGACTTAACCCTGTCAAGCTCTACGGTAGCGTTTATTGCTATAGTAGGCTTGTCTATTGTTACTTCTTCTTTAATACTGTCTTTAAGCTTGAAAATCTCTGAAGATAGAACATCAGCTCTATCAATTAGAGATCTAAAGTCTTCATTTGATCTTATTTCATCTTCAGTTAGACCTTGACCTTCAAGTTTATCTTGTAGCTTATTTTTTTCACTCCAAACAGAATCTAGTTCTTTTTCTTTTGCTGTGATTTCTTCTTCGGTAACGACTTTAGGTCCTGCTTCGGGTTTTCCTCCCTCCACTTCTTGGCCAGTTGTGGTTTCTGGCTGAACAGAAACTTCACCTGTTGTTTGCTCTTGAACGGCATTTTGTGATATTGTTTTTAGCTGGTTATTGATTTCGTTTATTCTTTCAGTCTCTTTAGACACAAGGTTAGGATCCTTTCCAGCTATTCTGTCTTCTATAGTTGATTTCTCAACCATCAGATCTAGAGCCTTTGCTTTATCACTAACAGACAGATCAGATGGTATTTGATTTATCTTTGATTTAACATTAGAAAACGAATTTGATATATTGATAGCCTCTTCCTTTGTTATCTTTCCAGTGAGAACACTAGCCTTTAAGTTCGTTATAAGTGCCTTATCAATACCTTCAGTATTGGCTGCATTCATAAGTAATTCAGCCTGTTCTCCGTTAAGTGCATTTAAGACTCCATTCTTTAGGACTTTAGGAGATGATGCTACTGTAGACATAACACCTCCTCCAAGTGCGCCTAGATATCCTTCATATATTACATCTGATAATATCTCCCATCCAGATTTGTTATTAAAGAATTCTGATCCATTAGCCAAGTCGTAAGCTTCTTTTATTCCTACTTGAGTTAGAGACTGAAGTGATTCAGTCACACCTTCTCCAAGTGATCCAGTAAATGACTTCAATCCAGCTTCAGCAAGCGTCATCTTAATGCTATTCATCATTGCTGCATCTATGTACTCCTTTGACGCATCTTTAGGTAGATCAGCAAACATTTTCTTTAGAACATTGTTCTTAAAGTTCTTACCAATAGCAGACTTTTGAGTAATCAGGTCCATACCATACTTCTCCAGTACTGAACTAAGACCACCGTATACAGCTGACATAAGTACCTTTGATGTTTCACTCATACCTTCTACTTGATCCAAGTCATCCTTCATCTCGTAGTATGATTGTGCGTAGAATGCTGCGTATGTAGCAGCACCTCCACCAAATGCCGATCCAGATGCTAATGCACCCATGGATTCAGAAAGGCCAAACAATGATTTTACAAGATCTGATCTATCCTCAGACTCCATGTATTCTTTTGTTGTTCCTCCCCCAGTTATAAGCCTTACTATATCCTCTTGATCTTTTGCAGATACACTTCCTTGCGAAGCTAATCTAGGAAGATAAGTTAGACCCTTAACAAATTTAGACGTCATACCTCCACCAAAAGATCCCGTCGCCTCATCTATTATGTAATTCTTTGCTACAGACTCCTCTATAGCCTTGTTTACGTTTTGGATATTATTCAGTTCATCTGCAAGTGCATTTCCTTTATTCTTTAGCTCTGCAACTCTTCTATCTATCTCTGGCTTGTACTCAGCTTCAAATTGATCCTTTGTTATTTCTCCAGATCTAAGTTTATTTACTGCATCATTTGTATAATCCTCAACACTAGCCTTTTCCTTAGCTACATCCTCGCTAGTACCTTTAATGTCATTCATATACTGGTTGACTCTCCTTATCTCGTAGTCGTCCTTTTTGATTGCAGCATATGCAGAAGACACTTCTTTTTCATCAGCCTTTTGACCTTTGAATCGATGATATATATCATTGAACTGTTGCTCTTTCCTGTCTATATATTCCTTTCTTGCGAGCTTCTGTTCTATCTCTATGTTCTTATACTGTTCGGTCTCCTTCTGCTTATCTAAATACGTTGACACAACTAGCTTGCCATCAACCCATTTAAACTCAGATGGTACGTCATTTTCATACATTGTCTTTGTTGATTCCTCAACAAATCTCCTCTCTTTTTCTTCAGCTGCTGATAATTTTTTCGATGCTAGTATTAGATTTTGATCTGAATTATTTCTAATGAACTCTCTAAGTCTAGTTGCCTGTGTTCTATCGTCACCATCAGTGAAATTATCTAGACTAATACTAACCCTATTATCATTAGGTGCAATAACAAGCAGCTGATCAGTGAATGGTCCTTGCTCTATAAACTTGAATCCTGGAAATTTCTTATCAAGCTCTTCAGCTACATATTCTTCTTCTGCGCCAACTAGATCTGAGTTTATTGATGCAAGAAGGATATTCATGTTTTTCTTGTTCTCAATTTCTTTCTTTTGATCTATCTTAGCTTTCTCTATATCTTTTGTTGGTTCTACATTCTGTTTGAACTGCTTATTTAGAGCAAGTATTGAGCCTTCATTTATAACAGTCTGCCAAGATTTAGATCCCTTCTCTTTTCTCTCCCATTTATTATCTCTAACCCTATATTCATTTGATTCCTTTCCAGGGAATCCAGTGAATACTTGGTCTATCTCAGACGAAGAAGCGTTCTTTTTGAAGTGCCTGTTCAGCTCAGCCACTCTAGCTGGGTCTGTTATAGGCGTGTTGTATATTTCATAGTTCTTTTTCTTGGTAGATACTTTTAAATAATCAGGGGTTTGACCCGTCAAATCATATGTAGGACCAAACGCATTATCTACAACACTAGACGTGAGCTCCATCCATACTTGCTTACCAGTTGAGTTATCAAGTCTATACTTCTTTCCTTCCTCCCCTGGGTATCCAGTAAATATATCATTACGCTTTCCTTCTTGAGATTGGAAAACTACTTGTGGCTTAGTATCTTTCTGAGCTGTTGATTTCTTTTTCTCAACAGCTTCAGTAACAGCAGCAAACCTACCTCCTACTGATGAAGATACCGAAGGCTTTGGCTTCTTCGTTTGCTGAGTAGCCGAAGAAGTAGGTTTTTGATTTTGTGCGGATGGTGATACCGACTGTTCTTTTTTTTTAATAGGTCTAAATGCCGAACTAAACGTGTTGTAGTCGGTGGTCTTAAACAAACCTTTTTGTCTTCCTAGATCATATAATTTCTTTCTCTGATCATCACTTGCGGATGAAAATGTGTTGAAGTCAGTAGACTGTATAATGCCATTCTTCTTATACAGATTATATAGTTGTTCTAGTTTATCGTTCATCTATTCTTTTTTAAATATATCGTCTCCTGATCCGCTCTTACCACCGCCGCTTTTTGGTGGGTTTCCTTCGTAGAATAAATTCCTTGCATTCCAAAAGTCTGCACCTGCGGATGCTGGTTCACCATTGTATACATACTGAGCTAGATCAGCTGGTGTTTTTGCTATTTTTATAGGTGTTGCTGGAATCATTCTTTCTCCTTTTTTGATAGGTTGATTTGTGTTAGGGTCAAGATCTCCAGCATTGTATATCTCAATTCCTTTTCCAGTCTTCCTATACTGATAAGACTTACTTAAGCCTCCAAAGTCATGATTTCCAGAGTATACAACACTACCAGTTTCTTTTGTCTTGAATGGATCAATACCAAAAGCTTTAGCGGCAGCAACGTATCCACGCTTCATCTCTTCTTCTTTATTGGTGGTCGTTGTAGTTGTAGTTCCACCTCCAGAAGACCACTGCTGCTTAGGAGACCCAGATACCTTACGCTCCATTCGAATATCGACATCCTGCATTACTCGATCCTTGGCTAATTTCTGCTGTTCTTCTGTAAGCACTGGATTTATTACGCCGTTCGGTTCTTTTTGTATCTTAATAAGATTAGTCTCAAGATCCTTTATTTCCTTTTCAGTAAGAGTTGGATTAGCACTACCAGCTGTCTTTTTTATCTGAATGGCATCGTCAATAAGCTCTTGTCTCTTTGAATTGTATTCTGCATCATTCATGTAGTATGAAGGATCATTGAGAACTCCATTGTCTACAAGTACAGAAACTTGCGCCCTTGGGTTTGAGTTAGGGGCTACAGCTTCTGCTACCTTTGCTTTCATAGGACCATACACCTCTTCGTTTTGTCTAATATCTGTTATTGTAAGTTCTCCACCACGACCTAGATCTTTAAATGTGGTCCATGGATCCCATCCCTCTGTCATTGACTCAACAGTTGAACCGACATCTACCTTATTTACTTGTATGTTTTCTGGCATGTTCATAGTCCTTGTATCCATAACATCTCCAATAACCTTTCCAGTATTCGGGTCAACCTTCGCCATGTATACACGACCGTCTTGCGATACCTGTATCTTTGTGTTTGGTATGTTTGCCATCTGTCCGAATCTATCAAGAAACTCAAGCTCAAGATTACTAGCAACGCCTTCTTCCTGTCTCTTAAGTACCTCCTGATATCTTTCATCAAATGTCTTTGCTGATAATGCCAATATAGACCAGTTGTCCTGTAGGTTTGTTATGTTATTGCTGTACTCCTTTGGGGTGATGATGCCAGCCTTTAGGTCCTTATTCCACTTCCATATCTGATCCTTAGCATTGAATGCTCCATCCAAGAACATCTGGTTAGCCGTCTGGCTTTTACCCATTATAGATGGGTCGTTAACTATATTTTCAAGGTCTTTAGCCTTCTTGTCAAGAGCCTCTTTTTCTGCCTCTCTTTTTGTGCCAATTCCGTAAATCTTTTCAGCCATCTGGTTAGAGAGGGCTTGCCAATCTACAGACTTTTCTGGCGAGACGTATCCTGCGTATTCCATTACTTTATACCCAATAAATTCATTCCTTGATTCTTGAACTGATCTAACCTATCCAGTTCAAGCTGGTTTAAGTACTCTTGTTGAGTTTGAACAGTTGTTCCTTTAAATGACCCAGGCTTGCCAGCTCCAGAATTGGATCTTTTGCTTCCATAAAGGTCTATCATTTCAGCCCCAAAGCCCAAAGCACTTCCAGCAGATCCAATAGCTCCAGCGATAGCCTCAGCCTTTCTAGTCTCAGCATCGGCTTTTGCTTGTTGTGCTCCTTGAAGCTTCATGGATCCTAGCTCGAACTCTCTAATTCCCTGTCTAGCATTAATATCACTCTGTGCCGAAGCCTCGTACAGATCTCTCTGCATCCCCATCTCTCCAGCCTGTGCAGCTAATGCCAGCTCTTGGTCTTTCTGTGCCTGTACTATATTAGACGCAGCACCGATAACCCCCTCAGCTCCAGCTCCTTGAGCCGCACCTAATGCTGCTGTAGTAGTTCTGTCTAATCCTTGACGAGCAAGATCGAATCCAAGTGTAGGTACTTGTACTCTATTAAATGCATTTTGCTCTTTAATATTAGCGATCTGCTTTGCCGCTGCATCCGCAGCTCCTGCCGCTGCCTTGGCTTGCTTGTTTGCCTTTACTGCTTGACCGATGTTCATCCCCATTCCAGCAAGTGCTGTACCTGCTGCCAATGCTGTTGTTACTGCTGCCATATCTTTATTAATTCTTGACAGTCTTGATCACCAAGCTTAAATCCGCATCTTTCATACTTTTGGATAAGTGGTTTGTTCTTGACTGACGCATAAACAAATTCATAACCTTTGTCGCGGGCTATAACAGATAGTGTCGTTATAAGAAGTTCTATAGCCTCTCCTCTGTCAGAAATTCTGTACTCCTTATTTGACACGATGTATTCAACCCATGCCATAGTGGAGTTAGTGAAGTAAACAAACCCAGCACATATATCTATACCGTCCTTGCTTACCATCACTCCACCTGTGCCATTTTCTGGAAGCATCTTCCTTGATGGTGCCACCCATCCCCATGAATCCCACCACTTGACCAGTGTATCTGAGTAGTCGGCATCATTCAAGTATCTTACTTCCATGATGCAAAGATAGTAAAATTAAGGGTTACTTTTAAAAACGGATGATGAAATTGCAAAGATTTCTACCTCAGTTGTTGATGAATTTATAAGTTGCACCTCCATGTAGTATCCACGAGCACCAAAAGACTCTGCCATTGAGTTCTTTACATATACAATTACATTTCCTGGAGCTATGGCTGATGCCGTTGCTGCAGTAAGGGTTATCGTTGTAGCGGTGTGTGAGGCAACAGTCCCAAGTAGGGTCAGTGTACTTGTTCCGTTAATCTTGTACAGCTTATCTCCAGTACTTATGCTTGTGCCAATATCAAATGCGAATAGCAGTGTATATGTTCCAGAGTTGTACGAAACAACGGACCCGATACCTTGCGTAGATAGAGACATCGTATCATATGAACCATCATCTGGTCTACGTATAAACGCATACCATTCACCTTCCTTCTCCTTGTAATAGGTGTCTGAAATTGTTCCGCTCGATAGATCAGTTGTTATAGTTGTATACCAAGGCTGTGTACTATCAAGTGATACCGTCTTAAACATCTTGTTAGACATTGGCTCCTGGTTGAATACAGTGGTAAGAGTTGAGTCATACGTGTAGTACTCAGTATTAGGCCAGTCATAGTAGAATGCATTACGCGTAGCGTTAGTATTGTGCTTGTACAAGCAACCATCCTTCCACGTATAGAATGATCCGTTAAGACCAATCATCCATTCTGGCTTAAATGACCAGAACGAGGTCCATCCCTGTGATCTTTCTGAAAAT